CCGTTTTTCTTCGCGCTGGTCGTGCAATTCGGCCGGCGGGTGTCCGCTGTGCATCGGGCACAGCGGGTTCACACACCCGTTGGGTCAAGACCATGCAGCCAGACGTGAATCGCCCCCAGACTTCCTCCCTTCCGCAGCAAGGCCCTCCGACTCCCCAGCCCCTCGACGCCTTCGCAGCCAACCTGATCCGCTGCAAGGCCCGCCAACTCGTGGGCAAGGCCGGCTTCACCAGGAGCGATCAGGAGGACATCGAGCAGGAGCTTACCCTGCGGCTTCTCAGGCGGGCCTCGGCTTTCGACCCGGGACAGGCCCATTGGAATGTGTTCGTCACGACGGTGGTCGAGCGCTGCGCCGCTTCCCTTCTCCGCGACCGACGTGCGGAAAAACGCGATCACCGGCGAACCACTTCCCTGCACCAGCCCCTCGAAATCGACGACGAAGGCCAGGTCGAAGTGGCCGCGGTGATCGGACAGGACGGTCACGACCGCCGCCTCGGCCGCGTTTCCAGGGCAGACCGGGAGCACAAAGAACTCGAGATCGACTTGAGCGCCGTCCTGGGCCGGTTGCCCCAGGACCAGCGCGACCTGGCCGAGCGGCTCAAGCTTGCCTCCGTCTCGCAAGTCGCCCGCGACCTCAACCTCCCGCGCACCACTCTGCTGCGGCGCATGGAGCGGCTCCGGCGCCGCTTCGAGAAGGCGCTGCTTCGAGATTACCTGTGAGTTCTGCGTCAGGTCGAGCACGCGCCGGGTAGGTCCATAGTAGGAACCCTGCAATCCGGAAAGGAGAGACATGATCTCCCAACTCTACCGGTACGCCTTCCTGGCAGACGTACCCATCGACGAGGTCGAGGCCTCGTTGCTCCTGGCCATCCTGAGCACGCAAAGCCTCCACGGCGAAAGCCAGGTGCGCCTCGATGCGGCGCATTTCTTCGATCGCGACCGCCGTGCCTGTGTGATCGATGGCAGCACGCCGGTCGGACAGGACCTCAACCGACTCTTCACCGGATTTCTCAGCCGCGAGTTCGGTGAGGACTCATTCCGCGTGGAGCGGGTCAGCGGTGCTCCTGCGAACGAACCCCAAGAGGCTCATCCATGACTTTGCTCGCTCGCCTGCAGCGCGGCCGCACCCCCAAGCCGCCGCGCCTGCTCGTCTACGGCACCGAGGGCATCGGCAAGTCCACCTTCGCTGCCGGCGCCCCCAGGCCCGTCTTCATCCAGACCGAGGACGGCCTGGACGAGATTGTCTGTGAGAAGTTCCCGCTCGCCTCGCGCTACGACGAGGTCATCGCTGCCCTGGTCGAGCTGCGCACCGAGTCGCACGAGTACGAGACCGTCGTCATCGACTCGCTCGACTGGCTGGAGCAGCTCATCTGGGACCGGGTCTGCCAGGAGGCCGGCGTCAAGTCCATCGAGAAGGCCGACGGCGGCTTTGCCAAGGGCTACACCCACGCCCTGACCTTCTGGCGCGAGGTCATCGACCACCTCAACGTCCTGCGCCACCAGCGGGGCCTGGTCACCATCCTGATCGCCCACGCCAAGGTCGAGAAGTTCGAGGACCCCGAATCCTCTCCCTACGATCGTCACTCGCCCAGGCTGCACAAACACGCCGCGGCACTGGTCTGTGAGTGGTGCGACGCCGTGCTGTTCGCCACCCGCAAGTTCCGCACCCAGAGCGAGGACAACGGCTTCGGCCGCAAACGCACCATCGCCCACGCCCTGGGCAAGGACGGCGGCGAGCGCGTCCTGCGCTGCGTCGGCGGCCCCTCCTGTGTCGCCAAGAACCGCTACGGGATCCCCCTGGAAATACCTCTCTCGTGGGCCGCTTTCGTGGCGGCCCTGGCCAACCATCCTGACCCGATTGAAGGAGTAACTGCCAATGGCTAATTTGCGTGGCTTCGATGCCAACCAGGTGGAGCCGAGCCAGAGTCTCGACCCACTGCCGGCTGCTCAGTACCTGGCCGTCATCACCGACTCCGAGTTCAAGTCCACCAAGGCGAACACCGGCTCGTACCTGCAGCTGACCTTCGAGGTCATCGAGGGCGCCTACAAGGGCCGCAAGCTCTGGGCCAGGCTCAACCTCGATAACCCGAACGCGCAGGCAGTGGCCATCGCCAAGGCGGAGCTGTCCGCCATCTGTCGGGCCGTCGGCGTGCTGGCGCCCAACGACTCGACCGAGCTGCACAACCTGCCCCTGGTCATCAAGGTTGGCTGCAAGAAACGCAACGATACCGGCGAGATCACCAACGAGATTAAGGGCTACTCCAAGAAGGAGTCGGCGCCTCCCACGCCCGCGGCCAACGGCCAAGGACACGCCGTCCAGCCGCAGGTCCCCAGCACCCCTCCCTGGAAACGACCATGACCCTCGAGCTCGAGCTGCCCTATCCGCCGTCGGTCAACCACTACTGGCGGCGGGTAGGCCCCAAAACCCTGATCAGCCGCGAGGGCCGCCGCTTCCGCGAGCGCGTCATCGCGCTGTTGCAAGCCCGCGGCGTCCGCGCCCTGCTGGGACCGCTGGAGGTGGAGGTCGAGGCCTACCCGCCCGACCTCCGCCGCCACGACCTGGACAACCTCCAGAAGGCCCTGCTCGACGCTTTGCAGCACGGCGGGGCCTACCTCGACGACTCCCAGATTGTCCGCCTGGAAATTCGCAAATGCCTGCCGGTGCCGGGCGGTAAGAGCGTGGTCCGTATCCGGAACATCTGATGTTACTTCGCCCCTACCAGGAAGAGGCCAAGGCCGCGGTCTACCGCCATCTGCGCGAGCGGGATGACAACCCCTGTGTCGTTATTCCCACCGCGGGGGGCAAGACGCCCCTGTTGGCTTCGATCTGCCAGGACGCGGTGACCCTCTGGCAGGGGCGCGTGCTCATCCTGGCGCACGTCAAGGAGCTGCTCGAGCAGGCGGTGGACAAGCTCAATGCTGTCTGCCCCGAGGTGCGCTGCGGCGTCTACTCCGCCGGCCTGGGCCGGCGCGACACCCAGCATCCAGTGATCGTCGCCGGGATCCAGTCGGTGTACAAGCGGGCCTGCGAGCTGGAAGCGTTCGACCTGATCGTGATCGACGAAGCACACCTGATCCCGCTGGAAGGCGACGGCATGTATCGGCAGTTCCTGGCCGACGCCCGTGTCGTCAACCCCCAGGTGCGGATTGTCGGTCTGACTGCCACGCCGTTCCGGCTGAAGACTGGACCCATCTGCACGCCCGACGGCTTTCTCAACCACGTCTGCTTCGAGGTCGGGGTCCGCCAACTGATTCGCGACGGCTACCTGTGCCCCCTGGTCAGCAGGGCCGGCCAGACCCGAGCGGACACGGCCGGCCTGCACGTGCGGGCCGGTGAGTTCGTCAGCGACGAGCTGGAAGACCTGATGGACCGGGAGGAGCTGGTCCGGGCTGCCTGTGCGGAGATCGTGGACGCCTCCCAGGACCGTGCGGCCGTGCTGATCTTCGCCTCGGGCGTGCGGCATGGGGAGCACGTCGCCGAGGTGCTCGAGCACGACCACGGGATTGCCTGCGGCTTCCTCTCCGGGGAGACGCCGACCGACGAGCGCAAGGCGCTGATCGAGGGCTTCCGCCAGGGGCAACGGAAGTACCTGTGCAACGTCAACGTGCTGACCACCGGCTTCGACGCGCCCAACGTGGACTGCGTAGTCCTGCTGAGGCCAACGCTGTCGCCGGGCCTCTACTACCAGATGGTGGGCCGCGGCTTCCGGCTGCACCCGGGCAAGCAGGACTGCCTGGTGCTGGACTTCGGCGGCAACGTGCTGCGGCACGGCCCGGTCGATCAGCTCCGGGTCCAGGAGGTCAACGGCCAGGGCGACGGGCATGCCCCCGCCAAGGAGTGCCCCGACTGCCACGCGCTGATCGCGGCGGGTTACGGGGCCTGCCCGCACTGCGGCCACCAGTTCCCAGAGCCCCAGCGGCGGCCGCACGCCGCCCAGGCCAGTGCCGTCGGCGTGCTGGCCGCCAAGGTCACGACCACGCGGTACGAGGTCCAGGACGTCCGCTACTCCGTCCACCGCAAGCACGGCGCGGAAGACGCACCGCGGTCGATGCGCGTGGACTACCTGGTCGGCGGGCACGGGCACAAGTCGGAGTGGATCTGCTTCGAGCACAGCGGCTACGCCCGGGCGAAGGCCGTCCAGTGGTGGCAGCGGCGCTCGCGCGAGCGTGTCCCGGATACCGCTCAGCAGGCCGTCCAGAGCGGCAACAACGGCGGCCTGGCCTTGACCACGGCCATCACCGTCCGTGCCGTCGAGGGCGAGCCGTACGAACGCATCATCGACCACGAGGTCGGGCCCATGCCCGAGTCCCTGGAGGACGACGAAGTGCCTCAAGGTGTCTCGGCGTGGGGCGATCCACCGAACGATGACGAACCCCCTTTCTGAAGCCGAGGTCACCATGGGCCATGCCAATCCCTTCCTCCAGGGAGCGCTGCGGTACGCCGACCTCGGCTACCCGACCTTCCCTTGCGTGCCGGGCACCAGCAAGCCGGTGACCGAGCACGGCTTCCTCGACGCCACCACGGAGGCTGCCCGGATCGAGCGCTGGTGGGCGGAACACCCGGAAGCCAACGTCGCGGTCGCGGCAACGGGCCTGCTGGTGGTGGATGTGGACCCGCTCGCGACGGGCGAACCCAACCCCTGGCTCCGTGACGAACCCGACAAGCTGTTGGAGCTGGCCGCCGTCCCAACTTCCCTGACCCCACGCGGCGCCCACCACGTCTTCCGCAAGCCCAAAGGCAAGCTCTGGCGCTGCACGGTCAGTCGCCTGGCATCCGGTGTCGATACGCGCACCGACGGCGGTTACTTCGTGCTGCCGCCCTCGCAGCGCCACGATGGGGTCTATCGCTGGCTGGAAGGGAACGAGCTGGATCTCTCGCCCGATCAGCTTCCTGAGCCACCCGCCTGGCTGACCGACGCTCTGGACGGTCTGGTCACCGACTCCTCGCCTGGCGAGATGGGCGACGGGACACAGGTGGGCAACACCATCCCGCGAGGACAGCGAAACGCCACGCTCGCTCGTCTGGCAGGCACCATGCGCCGTGTCGGGATGGGGCAGGCGGAGATTGCGGCCGCCCTCCTACGTGTGAACCAGGACCGCTGTCTCCCGCCCTTGCAGGCCCGTGAGGTCGAACGCATCGCGGCCAGCATCGCACGCTACGAGCCCGACCAGGTCGCCGTCGCCCTGGCCGAGAACCACTGGGACCAGATGTACGCCGACCTGCCGCCCGAGGAGATTCTCGAGGCGCCCGACCCCGGTCCGATTCCCGACCACCTTCTGCACATCCCGGGCTTCATCGACGAGGTCATGACCTACACCCTGCAGACGGCACCCTATCCGGAGCGGACGCTGGCGTTCTGCGGTGCGCTGGCGCTGCAGGCGCTGCTGGCCGGCCGCAAGGTGCGGGACGAGGCGGACAACCGCACCACGCTGTACCTGCTGGCGCTGGCGAACTCGGGTGCAGGCAAGGACTACCCACGCAAGGTGAACCAGCGCGTGCTGCTCGAGGTGGGGCTGACGGAATGCCTGGGGGACACGTTTGCCAGCGGTGAAGGGATCGAGGACCGCCTGTTCCTCAACCCCACGGTCCTGTTCCAGACCGATGAGATCGACGGGCTGATGACCAAGATCAACCTGGGACGGGATGCCCGGCATGAGGGGATCATGAGCGTGCTGCTGAAGATGTACACCAGCGCCGCCTTACTGTACCCGATGCGCGTCAAGGCAGGGAGGGAACCCGGCGTGATCGACCAGCCCTGCCTGTGCATCTTCGGCACCGCCATCCCCAAGCACTACTACGAGGCGCTGTCGCTGAAGATGCTGACCAACGGCTTCTTCGCCCGCATGCTGGTGATGGAAACCGGCAAGCGCGGGCAAGGGCAGGACGCCGTGGTGCGCAACCTGCCGGGGTCGATCCTGGCCACGGCCCGCTGGTGGGCGGAGTTCCGACCCGGGGGCGCAGGTGGCGGGAACCTGGAGGGCTACCACCCCGTGCCCGAGGTGGTCGGACAGACGCCAGAGGCGGGCGAAGTGCTGCGCGCTTTCCGGGAGCGAGCCGACCGGGAGTACTCAGGGGCCGAGGATCACGGGGACGAGGCGGGCATGGCCCTGTGGGCCCGGGCTCACGAGAAGGCGCGCCGCCTGGCGCTGGTCTACGCCTGCAGCGCGAACCACTTGGCGCTGCACGTCACCGCGGAGGGAGCCAGGTGGGCTTGCGCGTTCGTGGAGCATCAAACGCAGCGCATGCTGTTCATGGCCAACGAACATGTCTGTGAGAACGAGTTTGAAGCCAAGTGCAAGAAGCTGGTGGGGACGCTCCGGAAGTGGCGAGACCAGCACGGTGATGCCTGGATGCCATTCTGGCAGATCAGCCGCAAGCACCCCTGGAGTGAACGCGAGCACGAGGAGGTCCGCACGACCCTCCTGAACCAACAACTCATCGAGTACCAGGAACTTCGCACTGGGGGCCGGCCGAGCAAGATGTACCGGCTGGTTCCTTCTTGAGGCAGAAAATCGTGCCAGAAAACTTCTTGCGCCTGCAAGAAGTTGGGGTTCGGCGCAATTGGTCAAAAAGTTGTCAAAAAGTTTGGCAGCGGAAGTCCAGGAAAAATAAGGATTTATTACTACTACTCTCTCTTTTTTACTTATTGCACTCCCACCCGCGCGCACGCCCACGCACCCCCGCGTACGCGCGTGCGCGAGGGTTCGCGCGACAGGGGTGCAAAAAGTCAAAAAGTGCAAAAAGTTCCCGGACGTGGCCAGCAGGGTTGATTGACACGTCCTTGAGAGGCCCGGAACCATCCAGCCATGATCTACCTCGCCAGCCCGTATTCGCATCCTGACCCCGCTCTCCGTGAGGGGCGTTTCCGGGCGGCGTGCCGAGCGGCAGCAGCGTTGCTGCGAGCTGGCCACGTGGTCTTCTCGCCCATCGTTCACAGCCACGTCCTGGTCGACCAAGGCCTGCCGACGGACTGGGCATTTTGGCAGCGGCTTGACCGCGTGCTCTTGGAACGCTGCGACGAGGTCCTGGTTCTGATGCTGGATGGCTGGCAAGAGAGCGTGGGCGTGCTGACGGAGATCGGCATCGCCCTGGAGTTGG